GTGTTCTTGCAACCGCTTAACATGCAACCCGTATCGTCAATGGGCGGAGCTCAGGCACCGCCTGCCGAGCCTACTGTCGCACCAGTTGTCGTCGATCCTACAGCGCTGCCAGCAGCACCAGCGGCACCGCCAGAGACCAACGACATTGAGGCATATGCCAGCGATGCCGTGATCGCTCTTGCTCTCGCCATGACTGAGCACCAGATCCCGAGCTGCGAGCATGGCAGCACCAATCGCTGCCGTGTCTGCGGCATCGAGCGTGAGCGTGAGCTTGTGCCACCGAGCCGCCCAGGTGGTAGGCATGGCTGGCGGATTAAATGGCGACCGATCCTGCCATTGCGCAAAACAGAGACTGAGCGATCGATGCCAACTGAGCGACGAGCAAAATACGACAATATCGATTTTTCTCCGCCTGCTGGCGTTCGTGAAGAGGCTGCTAGAGGTCTAGCGTGGCGAGCCGAATATGGTCGCGGTGGCACTGAAGTAGGCGTTGCTCGAGCCAGAGATCTGAGCAATGGCAGCAACATAAGCCCCGACACAATCGGGCGCATGGTGAGTTATTTTGCCCGCCATGCCGTCGATTCACAGGGCGAGGGCTGGTCGCCCGGTCAAGACGGATTCCCGAGCGCTGGCCGTATTGCTTGGGCGCTATGGGGCGGAGACCCGGGGCAAACATGGGCTAACAAGGTGGCTGGCCAGATGGATAAGGAGGACGACAATGGAGCGTAGATTACTCTCTACTGTCTCATCTGACGCTGGCCGACTGATGGGCTATGCGAGCGTCTACGGGCCGCTGAGCGAAGATCTAGGTGGTTTTCGCGAGCGCATCAGCCCACAGGCATTTACTCGCACGCTCGAGGACAAGAGCGCGGATGTGCGAGCGCTGGTCAATCACGATTCATCATTGGTGCTAGGTCGTCGCAGTGCGGGCACGCTCAAGCTCAGCACCGACAAAAATGGCCTTGGCGTCGAGATCTACCCGCCAGACACAAGCTATGCCAAGGATCTACTAGCACTCATTCAGCGCGGCGATGTCAACCAAATGTCGTTTGGATTTATCGTCAGAGCTGACGAGTGGACAATCGAGGAAACAGTACGAGTGCGGACAGTGACAGATGTCGAGCTCATCGAGGTCTCCGTCGTCACCATCCCCGCCTACCCGGACACCACGGTCGCGATACGGTCGCGTGATCAGTGGAGCGCTAGCCAACTACGGCTGAGCGTACATTTACGAGGCCGAAAATTGCTTATGTCGCAGCTCGGCTGCGCAGGGAGGATTGTATGAGCGTATCACGTCGCGACCTGCTCGCAGAGCGAGCACGTCTAGTAGAGCAGGCAAAAACCTATCACGAGTCGGCATCGACCCGTGAGTGGACACCAGAAGAGACTGCGAAAGTGGATGAAATCGTTGCTCTTATCGCTGACCACGATGCTCGCATCGCGGCTATCGAGCTAGCAATGGCTGAAGAGGTTTCCGGCGAAGAGATGCCAGCAGAAGCACCAGCAGCAGATCCATCAGCTCAGCAGCAGGCAGCTCGCGCACGTCTCAGCGATGTGCTGAGCGCAAGCTCACGCCGCACTCGTCCAGCACCAGTGGGCGTGCCAATGTTCACTCGCGACCTTGACGACAAGCGCGCCAATCGGGACCGCGAAACCGCTCTTTGCGGCTGGTTCCTTGGCAACGATGCACGCCCTGAGCACCGCTCAGCAGCTCAGCGCTCAGGCCTCAACCTGGGCAGCAACCGCATCGTGCTGACTCGCGCCAACTCGACCACCTCCAGTGCCGGTGGTTACACCATCCCGCAGGGCTTTCTTGCCGAGCTGGAAAAGAAGATCGTTTATTTCAACCCGCTGCGTGATGTCGCTCGCGTCATCCGCACCGAGTCGGGTAACAGCCTGCCATTCCCGACGATTGACGACACTGGCAACCCCGGTGCGATCGGCGCGGAAAACACCGCACCATCCGCTACCGACATGACATTTGGCCAGATCATCCTCGGCGCATACCGCACCGAATCACTTGTGCTGCTCAGCAATGAGCTCCTACGTGACTCCGGTTTGGATCTTGCTACCGAAGTTGCTGGCCTTCTCGGCGAGCGTCTCGGCCGCAAGGAAGCCACCGACCACGCAACTGGTAACGGCACGACTGCTCCTCAGGGTGTAGTCACCGGCTCATCGGCTGGCGTTGCTGGCGCGACCACAACCACCATTACGCTGGCCAATATCATGGCATGCCGCAATGCCCTCGATTTTGGATACCAGCAGAATGGCGCATGGATGATGCACCAGTCGATCTGGTCTACCATCCTGCAACTGGCCGACTCACAGAGCCGTCCACTGTTCCTTGACTTGCTCAACGGCAACGCACCGCGGCTCTTGGGCTATCCGGTGATCGTCAACAACGCAATGGCCAGCTCGATTGCTGCCAATGCCAAAACTGTATTGTTTGGAGATTTCTCCAAATATTACATCCGTGATGCCGGTGATATCGAAATCATCCGCATGAACGAGCGCTATGCTGATGCTTATCAGACGGGCTTCATGGCGGTGCGTCGTAGCGATGCCAAGGTCGCTCAGAGCGCCGCGATCGTCCGTATCACTCAGCCAGCAACCTAATGTGGAGTAGACTCATGAGAGTGAAAATACTCATACATTGCGTAGGCACTCTCGTGAGCTACATGCCCGGTGAGGTTCTGGACATTGTTGGCGATGACGCCCAGCGGCTCGTATCCGCTGGGCTCGCCGAGCCCTATCAGGAGCCAGCAGCACCGGCTCCACCACCTTTAGACATCGCAGACAATAAGCGCCGTAAAAACGTGGAGAAGAGATGAATATCAAGATCCTCGCGCGTGGCACGTCCGAGCCAGTAACACTGGCTGAGGCGAAGCTCCACCTGCGCGTGGACCTGAGCGATGATGATGCGCTCATCACTGCGATGATCAGCGCGGCACGTGACATGGTAGAGCGTTACACTAGCCGCACCCTGATCTATACCGCATACCGCCTGACAATGGACAACTGGCCCTACGACATCGAGCTGCCAAGGTCGCCTGCGATCGAGGCTGCGGCTAATCTCGTGACCGGCATCGCATACATCACACCGCGGATCCGATACTACGACGGTGACGGCAATCAACAGACGATGACGTATGCCGCTGGTGATTTTGAAGTTTTGCTCGACAACAACCCGCCGCTGCTCGTGCTGCCACCGAGCGGCATGTGGCCAATCACGTATCCGCTCCAGCGTGGTGCAATCGAGATCGACTGGATCGCAGGCTACGGCTCAGCAAGCACGGGCATACCGCAGCTCCTGCGCCTCGCAATCATGATGCTTGTTGCGCATTGGTATGAGCACCGCGAAGCAGTTGGGTCGTTCGGATCTGAAGTCCCGCTGGCAGTCGATAGCGTGCTCAGGCTCTACTCCGATGGAGGGTATAGCTGATGCCCGCCGCTACCGTAGTAGGCGATCTGCGCCGTCGTGTGGCTCTTCAGGCGCCGGCCGACAGTATTGACTCATACGGGCAGGCTATTCGCACCTGGGCAACCTACGCCACGGTATGGGCCAGCGTTGTCTCGACTCCAGGCAGCGAGCCGCAGAGCGCTCTGATGCAGTCGTCAGTCACGACCTACACGGTCACGATGAGATACCGCACCGATGTGCTGCCGATCCATCGCGTCATCTATGGAGACATCACGCTGAACATCGTTGGGATCAGCACCATTGACGGTCTCAATGAACACCTCAAGATCACGGCTGTGCAGGTCGAGTCAGATGCGCCAGCGACCACGACCAGCACGACAACAACGGCGGCACCTACGACCACCACCACCACGACTGGAGGTGCGTGATGCCGTATGCAATGGACGAGCATTTCCCAATTGTAGGATTAGGCGACCTGATGGATCGGCTCGCCAAATTCCCGATCGTCATACGTACTGCGTTCCGGCGAGCTGCCCGCAAAATTGGTGGACAGGTCGCAAAAATCGCTAGGGCGAAAGCACCCAGTCGCAAGGCGGTGATACGCGTAGGAGATCAACTTGTGCGCATGTACGGCGCAAGTTTAGCCCTGAAAAAAAGCATCGCCGTAAAGGTTATCACGACAAAAAAAGGCATAGTCACTGCGATAGTTGGTCCCAAAAAAGGAACATCGACTAAAGTTTTTATCGCATATTTCAAGCCGTCAAAATCAAAAGTAGCGCAGCGTAATGTCATGGTTGAGGCGAAACCAACAAAATACGCGCACTTAGTCGAAAATGGATTTAACGCCAAAATTTGGGCCAGCAATAAACGAATAAGGGTTAGTGCCAAACCTTTCTTGCGCCCTGCCCTAGATTCTGGACTTGCCACGGCATCATCGATAACAGTGGATTATCTGCAAATCTCGCTAGACAATCTGATCAAGCGCGGCAAAATCACACCCGACGCAGGTGATGTATGAGTGCCCTAGGCAAACTCCTGCGCACCTACCTCGTCGGTCGCACCGACTACGGTACGACCATACCCGGCGGCATCTCACCGGAGAATGCGCCAGTGGGATCGTCTCTGCCCTACGTCGTCTACCAAGGCATTAGCACTCAGCGACAGATGCTGCTCAGGGGCACACCAGCGGTAATCACAGAGCGTGTTACGCTCACGGCAGTGGCTGAGACTCGATCGAGTGCGCAGGGCGTCCTAGTGTGGATTGCGGCTCAGATCGAGGCTACACCGGGACGCCATACAGTTTCAGACGTGACCATCCATCACTGGCGCATCGAAGAGGCGCAGGACCAATCTGAGCTCGGGGGAGATGGGACCGACGAGCTAGCACGCTTGACTACAATTGACGTAGTCGGCACATACCAGTAAAGGAGTCTCGACATGCCAAATGTACTAGGACCGGGAACGACCGCAGCCTACGCGACGCTGAGCAGCAGCACAGCAGGCACAACGGCAGCTCTGAGCGGGCTGATCAGCATCGCGGCTAATGCGCGATCTACGACGTTCGCTGACGTTACCGCGCTCAGCGATACAAAAATGCAGCGCGTGCCAGTACGCAACGACCCAGGCACAGTGCAATTCACACTGTATCTCGACGATACCGCGACTGCCACTAACCTGCTGAGCCTGCTCGATACTCGTCGGCTCGCCAAGGTTCACACTCGCGTAAGCGTCGATCTTGGTGGCGCAAATATCGATACAATCGCAGTGTACGATGGCTACATCAGCGAGATCGGGTATCCTGATATCGGCGCGACTGATGAAGCGCTGCGGTACACAGTAACTCTCCAATTGAGCGACAAGAGTAACACATGATGGCACTAGACAGAGCAGCAATTATCGCAGGCGCAAAGCCCCGCATCATTACCATCTCCGTGCCCGAGTGGGGCGGAGATGTATGCCTGCGCGAGATCACGGCAGGCCAGCGCGATCAATGGGATGCGTGGCAGATCGAAAATGAGGGCGCGGCAAGGTACGCCAACATCCGCGCCCGTCTGCTGGTGCTCACTATCTGCGACGAGCAGGGTGTGCGCCTATTTGCCGACAATGACATCGCAGTGGTGAGCGGGCTGCCTGCCATGTCGATCGATAAGCTATGGGATGCCAGTTGCAAACTGGTCGGTCTGCGTCCTGAGGACGTGGAAAAAAACTAGCCAAGCGCCCGCTCCGGCGGGTGCTATTTCGGCTCGCTGGTCATCTCGGTATGACGGTTGGCGAGATCGAGGAGCGGATGAGTAGCACAGAGCTGGCCGAGTGGGTGGCACTCATACGGCTCGATCCGTGGGGCTACTACCGCAGCGACCTACAGCATGCGCTAGCGGCATGGGCACCGATGGCAGCGTGGAGTAAGGGCGCCAAAGTTACGGACTTTCTGCCTCGCGATCTCTGCGCTGAGATGCAGGCAGAGAGCACAACACTCACGGCACTGGTCGAGACCGGCGCCAAGGTTATGACTAGGGAGCAGGCATATGGCTAGTATCGCCAAACTCTCAGTACAGATGGCGTGGCAGGGCTCTGATGTCACCAAAGGGGCCGCGGATGCCAGCAAAAGCCTGAAAAACGTAGGCGATGTCGCGGACAAGTCGAAGAAAAGCCTTGAGTCGATTGGCAAAATAAAGCCCATCAACATATCAGAAATGCTAGGCCTTAAGTCGCTCAACGACGTTAAGGGCTTGCTCGACATGGCCAAGGGCGTGTTTCAGTTTTTCATCGGCATGCCCTTGCAAGCTGGTGTGTCAATTCTGAAAATGGGTGGCGCTCTCGAGACGATGACCATCCGCGCGCAGCACATGGCGCAATCAGTCGAGGATGGAAACAAGGTCATCAAGGATCTGCGAGACATCAGCAGCAACACCGGCGTGCCACTCGAGGATCTAGCCAAGGCATTTGAGCAATTCACCGCCGCTGGCATGAGCACGGCAGGCGCAGCCACCATCCTCGCCCAGACAGGCAACGCCATCGAGATCCTTGGTGGCGGGGCTGCTGGCGCTAATGCGGTCGCTAGCGCAATCACTGAGATACGTGGCGCGGCAATCGCCACAGATGGCCCACTGCGCACATTGCAGAAAGGCGGATTGCGAGTATTCGAGGCACTGGCCAAAGAGCTCGAGTCGGTCACGGGCAATGCCTACAGCGTCGAGGATGCGCTAGCAGCGGTCAAAGACGGCGCGGTCAGCAGCGCCACGGCAGTGCGCGCGGTATTCGCAGCATCAAATACTAAAGAGGCAGCAGATACCGCAAGCAAAATGGCCAACTCGTTCGAGGGGATGCTGCGTCAAGTCACCGCTGGTTTCAACGATCTGCTCACAGAAATCGGCAAGCAGATGCTTGCCATCATCCAGCCAGAGAAGGCATTCGCCGCGCTCAAGGGTGCGTTTCAGGGCGTCAAAGAAGTTGTTCAGGAGATCGCAGCAGCATTCATGCCCGTGATCGATCCCAAAGACAAAGCATCAGGGCTAGCGTCTATATTCGACTCGAGTAAGCAAATTGCCAAAGACGTAGTCAACAAATTGATCGAGGGCGTGACGCAGCTCAAGACCATGTTCGACGATGTCGTCGCTGGCATACGTCAGCTCATGGAGGATTACAAAGGCCTGCCAACGCCCAAGAACATTAGCGATGCGGTAAAGTTTGAATTCACCAGTGCCCTGCCGGGCGAAGATCCAAACTCTGAAGCTGCCAAAAAACGGCATGATGCCCGTTTGCGTGAAGAGAAAGCAATTGACGATGACTTTTTAAACATGCTTACATTTGGGCTGACTGGCCCAGGAGTACACGCCAAGTCAGAATTGGTCAGCCCTGCCATTAAGCCAAGCGAATTGATGCCAGCTATTGAAGCTCAAGCCAAGGCTGAAAAACTTAGGGCTGAGATGGCCGCAAAGGCTGAGGCAACAGCTAAGGCGGCAGCAGAGAGTCAATTGGCACAAGAGAGAATGCTTGAGGCTGAGGCCGCAAAAAATCTTGAAGAAGAGACCAAAGCCTGCACTGCTGCTCTCGAGGAACAGGCTCGAGAGACGGCATTGCTCACGCTTGATTTTGACAATGCGACCAAAGACAACGCCAACATGACTCGAGATATTCTCAAAAACAATATGACCATCACCGAGAAATTCGCCGAGATGACCGGCAATCTCGAATCGATGATGGCGCAGGCAGCCAAGGGCAGCAAAGAGTCTGCGGACAAGTTGCGAGCAGCACAAACTAGGGTCGTGGGCAAGCAATTGCAAGACATGGTCAAGCAGTTCGCAACTCCTCAGGCAGGCACTGCGCAGGCGTTTGTCGCTGGCTCTGCCGGTGCTGCTGAGGCTCAGATCAGGGCGAGAGTCGAGGGCATGAATGCTCAGGCCGACCCACAGAAACAACTGGTCGCTGCTG